TGACATAGTAATTAAGCAGGTCGGTGATGACGCGCATTGCGAGCTGTCTAGTGAGTCGCTAGAGCTTAGTATTAAGGCAAGTGATATTGACTTATGTGCAGACGAATTAGTGCGACATGTATTAAGAATTACTGAGCGTCCTAATTACTCAAGTAGATTAGTTCCAACTATGGGAAGGTCAGGAGTAGTTATACCTAAGCCGCAGCGAGATATTGACAAGGTTAATGTTGGCCTTACTGGTGGCTATACGCCATTATGTGATGGTCGTGGCATTAATAACCCGCCCAGGGCCATATAGAAAACACAAAATGATGTGAGACACCGCCCTAGTTGGCGGTTTTTTAATGCCTAAAATTTAGGAATGACCATGAATTTAGAAGCACAAATTAAAAGCGATATTGAGTCGCATGAGTTGATGGCTTGCTATGACTTGCATCGCTCGCTTAGTGCTATCGACTTTAAAGCACTTGCTGACAGTGACAATGCAAATGACGCAGGTTACAGCGTTCAAGGTGATGTTGCGACTATCAATGTGCGTGGGCTGTTAGTGCCTAAGATGAGCCGCGATTATAGCGACTATGGCGTGACTGGCTATAACCATATCACTGAGTACCTAGAGCGTGCTAACAATGACCCTAGTGTGTCTAGCATCGTGTTAGACGTTGATAGCGGCGGCGGTTATGTAGCAGGACTAGATGAAGTAACAGAGGCTATCTATCAGTCACCTAAGCCGGTAGAAGCTCATGCCAGTGGCTCGATGTATTCAGCGGCGTATTGGCTTGCTGCATCAGCTAATAGCGTGACAGCAACTAAGGCTAGTGGCATTGGGTCAATCGGCGTACTGGTCGCTCACTATGAGCATTCTAAAGCACTTGAGAAAGAGGGTATTACGCCTACATTCATTCGATCAGGCAAATGGAAAGCTGTTTATGGCAGTGATGAGCCGTTGACCGATGAGCAGAAAGAAAGACTGCAAGAGTCGGTGAATGAGCAAGCGAGCATCTTCTTTAACCATGTTGCAGCTAATCGCAAGCTAGACGCTAAGACAGTAGCAGGGTGGCAAGGCGATACATTTAACGCACAGACAGCAAAAGATTACGGCTTGATTGACGAGATCACAAGCCAAGCAAGTTTTACCACAAATCCAACACTCCGGGGGGAAACAATGGATTTACAACAGGCGCAAGCCAAGATTGCAGAGCTTGAGGACTTACGAGCCAAAGAGCGTGCAGAACATGAAGCACAGCTACAGGCTAAAGAAGCCCAGTTAGCAGAGTTTAAGGCAGCTAAGCGTGATGAAGCTATCACAGCATTGGCAGCCAAGACTGGTCGTGAATTCAGTGACGATGAAGTTGCTAAGTTTAAAGCAATGAGTGATGACTCATTTGAGTTTGCAGCGAGCCTATTAGACTCAGTTGCTAAAAAGCCTGAGTTACCGGCACAGTTATTTACTGAGCAAGCGGTTAACGGTGCAGAGCAGGCCACAGATGACCTAGACGCAAAAATTAAACAATGGGCAGGAGCGTAAGATGAAAGTAGATATTAGTTATGAGACAAAAGACGGCTTAGTCTTAGGCGATGGCGTACAAACTGACTCAGTTGTGCCAACAGCGGCTACAGCTTATAAGCGCGGTGATTTGTTAGTAGTGGGCGCTAATAACGCCGCTACTCATTCGGCAGACGGTACTGATTGGCATGTAGTGTGCTTAGAGGACGTGACCGCTGACCAAGCTGATAAAGCGATTGCCGCAGGTTATGAAATCCCTGTTTACACGCAAGGCGAGCTAAACGTTATGGCAGTGACTCTAAATGGAGTTGATCTAACTAAAGAGCAGCGTAAAGCCGCCCGTGGACGCGCTAACAGTGCAACATCAATTGAATTACGTATGCCGTTTGGCGTGGAGGATAAATAATGAGTATTAAGGTAAATATCCAAGGTCAAGAGGTTCAAATCCTTGACGAGACTCAGTTAGCACTGGTTAACAACAAAACTAAGCCGGTTGACAACTGGTTACTAGACACCTTCTTTGGCCGCAAAGTGTCGTTTAACGGTAAAGACGCTGTGCCACTAGACGAGCTAGAGACTAGCCAACCATTAGCGCCTTTTGTGACCCCAATGGCACAAGGTAAGCCTATCGTGGCGCAAGGTGACTTTGAGCGTAAGTACGTTAAAGCCGCTTACTTAAAGCCTGCTGGTGTTGTGACTCCTGATACTGTGTATGACACTGCCTTACTATCACAGTTAACCGAGGCCGGTGTTATCGGTCGCTCAAACGGTATGCTGTCTAAAGCTGAGCAGTTACGTGTCGCACAAATCGGCGTGTTTAACCGCTTACGTCAGTCAATCAATAACCGTAAGACTCTTATGGCTGCTGACATTCTGACTCAAGGTAAGACTGTTTGTGTGGGCGATGACTACCCATCTTACTTAATCGACTTTGGCCGTGACCCAGCGCTTAACTTTACCCCGTCTGTAACGTGGGAAAAAGAGAACGCTACTCCGGTTACTGACATCGAGAAGATGAACGACCTGTTAATTGAGAACGGCGGTAGTGCTGCTACGGTTGCCTTGATGTCATCTGCTGTGTTCAACGCATTTAGTAAAAACAAAGAAGTTAAAGAGCGCTTCCGTGAACCATTAGCATCAACTGCCCCTAGTGCGTTTGCACCACAGTTTAACCGTCCTGATGTGCCACAGTATCGCGGTGAGCTAGGCGGTATTCAGTTCTGGACTTATGACTTAGCGCATCGTTTAAATGGCACTGTATCACGCTTTGTTGATGCTAAAGGTTTTTACCTGATTGCTGACACTCAAGGCTACCAAGCGCAGTGTGAGATTAAGCACTTAGACGCTTATGGCCAAGCCTTAGAATATTACGATTATCAGATTATCGAGCGTGACCCATCTGCTATCAAGTTAATCAGTGAGTCAAGCCCTCTAATCGTACCAAGCAATCCTAACGGTGTTGCTGGTGGTAAAGGCTTTATCGCTTAAATCAATTGCGGCGATTTCGCCATAATTAGGTTAATTCTAATTCCCCCGAATTCGGGGGTTTTAGAAAACCGGAGGCTATATGTCAAAATACATTGCAAAACAAACCATTGGCAGCTTTGCTATCGGTGATGAAGTGAAAGGCTTGTCAGATGAGCGTATCAAGCAATTGATTGAGCTTGACGCTGTGACAGTCGAAGAAGTGAAACAAGCGGCCAAACCGGCTGCTAAGACAGTTAAAAAGGATTAGTTATGAGCGGAAAAATAACAGGCCATAATGAGTTGACCACAACGCAGGTTGCTGAGATCAATCAGGCTAAAGCATTAGCTCAACAGGTTGGTGACTTTATTGATAATTTAGAGGCTCAAGATATCGAGCATACGATTGATAAGCGATGGTTGAATATAGCCCGTACTGACTTGCAAAAGGGGTTTATGTCGTTAGTTAGAAGTATTGCGAACCCAACAACGTTTTAAAATAAGGATTAGTTATGGACTTGGTATCATTTAAAGAGCGTTACCCTACCTTTACAGATGATAAAGCTATTAGCGTGGCTTTAGGTGATGCCCAGTTGCTAATCACTGGCTACAACATAGATGAGGCTAAACAAGATTTAGCCCTAATCTATCTTACGGCTCATTTGTTATCTGTGCCACAGGGAGCATCTGAGCCACAAGTTACTAGAGTTAAGGCTGACACTGTAGAGGTGAGCTTTAGCGACAAACAAGCAAGCAATGACTGGCTGAGCTTAACGAGCTACGGCAGGTTGCTGGCTTTACTGATTAGTCCCGAGGTTAAAACGCATGGCTATGGCGTGGTTAAAGACTGTGACCCGGGCGCGATTAACTTCGGTGACCGTATCAGCTATGACGGTAGTGTGATTAAAGGAGGCCGCGAGTGTGATAAATGCTATTTTAAATAAGCACCTACCTAGAGCCTTCGATAATCAATTAAGAGACGCTGTAAAGAGCTTTGAAGGCAGTCGCAAGGGCACAGGCGGTACTTATGACCCTATCACTGACACGTATGTCGGTAACACTGATGTCACTTATAGCGGACGTGGCGTGTTTGGTAGCTATAAGATTGAGGAAACTCAAGACACTCAGATCGGACTCAAAGACGTTAAGCTGACCTGCTTACAGATTGAAGTTACCACAATACCTATCTTCCATTATGCTGACAAAGCTAAGTTTGCAAATCGCTACTACTATATAGCACCGGCGGTTAATGCAGCGACGCACCCTAAGCCTGATGATATTGTAGTGCAGGGTGATAACGAGTACCGAATTATTGACGTTAAGCGCGACCCTACAAGCTCAATTTGGATTATGCAGCTAAGAGGGATTGACGATAGGTGGAACTAGGGGATTGTGATGTGGGATAAAGACCCAGTGAGCTTTATTGATGATGTTGTGTTGAAAGATGGTGCTAAACACATTAAAAACATTGCCAAGGATATGCTCTCAGGTCTCAATGATAAAACAGCAGTTGATACGTCTAGGGCGACCAGTAACTGGAACGTATCATTAGATAGCTACGACTGGAGTTATGACGAAGGTAAAAAACTAGGTAGAGGTGGGGCAAGGGCGAAGGGTCTAGGTGAGATTAATTCTATGCCTGATGATAGGCTTTTTAGTGTTTACTTGTGCAACCCAACGCCATATATAAAATACCTGAACGCTGGCTATAGCTTGCAGAGCCCAAACGGCATCGTCTATCCCGTATTCATGGGCGTATCAATGTGGTACAGATAGCCAAGCCCTCAAGATGAGGTTACGGCGAGCTTGACCGTCAAAATGGGGGTCAAGCCCGTACCGTCAAATTGACCGTCTAGGATAAATAAAGAGCTGTAGGCCAATAAATTCAACGGCGTACCCAAAACGGGTACATGGTCACTGAAACGATGACCGCTACAGTCCTCATATCTGAGGAGTGGTGTGCATATTCGCGCATCGGTAGATGGTGCAAAAGTGCATTAGCTTTAAAATCAATACTTTAGCTATTCCATACTTTGCATATTGGCAAGGTGCGAGATAAACATACACGCTTTTTTTGTATTGCTCAGTGATAATTGTGGGAGTAGCTCATTAATGAGAGCTAAGTATTCATCTTTGCTTTCAGGCTCATCTATTGAGTCAATCAATACACCGCCACCAACGAGCTTTACTACAGCCTCATTGACGCTAAAGCCGTGCTTGTCAGCAAAGGCGATTAGTTGTTCGTGCGTTTCAGATGGATAACGAACCTGACTTTTAACTACTGATTTAGACATTGTTTATTCCTTGACACTAGGTTAGTTGCAGCCTATAATAACACTGTACCCATTAAAGGTGCAAGTATTATAGCAAGACAATAAAAAGCCCACATACACCGTCGAAAGTTTTATGTGGGCTGCTAATCCAACTATCAGAGAGGAATTAACATGGCTAGTATAGCATTGAGTTTTAATAATGTCGATTTAACACCAGTGGATAACGGCGACAATCAAATTTGGGTCACGGCTAAACAGTTAGCTGAAGCCTTAGGTTATTCAGACGACAGAGCAGTGTCTCGAATTTATAACAAGCATAGCGACGAGTTTACAAGCAGCATGACCGAGGGGGTCGAATCGACCACCTCGACGAATTTCAAAGGCTTGCTGGTAAAAACACGCATATTCTCACTTAGAGGTTGCCATCTTATTGCTATGTTTGCTCGCACTCAAGTAGCTAAAGATTTTAGAGTGTGGGTGCTAAATTTAATCGAAAAAGAGATAGCAAATACTCAGGTGCAAACTGTGCCAGTAGGCTACTTGCAGAAGCTACGCGATGAAAACCGAGCTAAGTACGCTTTGGGGTTTGGCATTGCAAGCCAAGGCGGCAAAACCCTTAGTAGTTGGAAGCAAGAGAAGAACACCCTTGATACTGAATTGCAGGTTATTGACAGTCTTATGCAACCATTGCTTACTGGCTTTGATGAAGCTAAGCTAGTGGAGGGTAAGAAATGAGCGACCTAAAAAAGTTAATAAAAAACAGTCCGTTCGCTCGTTCGCATTATAGTGTGGATATTCCGCTATCGGGATTTCACAGAAACTTAATGATGTTTATTAGTTCTGATAAGTATGAAAACGGCTTTGAGCTTAATGATATTTTTGGTGGTGTGCCAGATTTTCAACGAGATAACGACAAGTGGTCGAAATCCATGCAAATTAAGTTTGTCGAAAACATAATCATGGGCTGCAAGTCCACAATTATGATGTACGAAGTGCCAGTAAAGGGTGATTTCTCTAGTTATTGCGATTGCTTTATCTTAGATGGATTGCAGAGAATAACTGCTATTCACAAGTTTGTGACAGGTGAGATTAAAGCTTTTGGCGTGACCTATGATGATTTGGTTGAGCAGCGCATACTCAATAATGTACGCTGTCGCATTAAGGTTAATATCTACACGTTTGGTACAGAGAGAGAGGCTATTGATTTTTATATCTCAATGAATGAAAACATAACTCATTCAAGTGAAGATATTGAGAGAGCAAAAGCTATCCTAGAAAACCTAAGTAAAACCAACTAAACTAACATTGCAGCTAAAGTGAGTGCAATGTGGTTTGTTGCACTCATGGCTAGGAGTAGTTATGAAAAATCTAACGCAAGATGATTTTAAGTTTGTGCCTGATTGGGCAGATTGCTTGGCTATAGATGCTGATGGCGACCTACACGCTTTTAATTGCTATAAAGAATTTCTTACTTTACTTTGCGATGGTCATCAGGGAGTAATAGGCTCTTATTGGGAGCGTGTGGCAACTGATTACGACGCAACAAACTGGCAAAACAGCGCAATAGATAGAGAGGCAGCGAAATGAGTAAGCTATATCCGGCGCAGTTTGAAGAAGTATTTGTAGAGCATGATGTTGTTGAAGATGGTTACGGCTATGTTCGTTATAGTTTCGGTGATGGGTTTATAGTAACCTTCCGTGACGTGCCGGAAGCCAATACGCAGGGCGATACGTTTCTTGAGGCGGTAGAAATGGCGCAAGATGCTTTATGCGTAGCTATGGAATTCTACGATGAAGCTGGAAAGCCAAGACCTGCGCCAAGTGAGTCACAACATGGCGACGTGTTGATTAAGTTAAACTAAACAACCCTCTTTGCCAGCTAGACAATGCAAGTCGAAAGCGGTTAACGCTAAGCCGTTGCTGGCAATCCTATTAGCGATTACTGAGCGGAGTAATGAAGATGAAAAAGTTGATCGCATCAATATTGACAGCATTAATGTTTAGCACAGCAAGCGCCGCTGAAAAGAAGGCTAGTGTTAGTGAGGTGTGCGATAAAGCATCTGATCTTGCAGGCGCTATTATGGACTTTAGGCAGATGGGTGGAACAGCTTACGAACAAATGTCAACAAATGGTAAGAGCGATTTGGGTAGACGACTTGTACTTGAGTCATTCAAAACACCGAGGTACAGCGCAAAAGAAGATCAAGAGCAAGCGTCGGCTGACTTTAAATCCAAGACCCGCCTTGAGTGCATCGCAGCTTTAAAGAAAAAGAAATAACCCTTAGCAACTCCCAATGAAAGCCTTATCCAAAACCGGGTAGGGCTTTTTTAATGCCTAAAATAAGGTAAACCATGAGCAAAGAAATTATTAGACAGATAGCGAGCAAGCGGTTTGCTGCATGGCAGGGACTCAATGACTCGCTGAAATCCTATCCGAATATGCCGGATAAGACACCACCACGAACAGGCCAGTGGGCTAAGCTCAAGATTGAGCACGTACTACGCAAGGTGACAAGCATCGGTAGCAGCCCTTGTACGGCTCGCACAGGCGTTTTAGTCATTGAAGTGTACGAACGACTTGATGTAGGTACTAAAGCCATTACAGAGCTAACAGACGACATCGAGCAGTGGTTCAGCTTCTACCGTGAAGGTGCTTTAGAGCTAGGTGCTGCTTATACGGTTGACGACATCAACAAAGACAAAGCGTACTATCTATCTACCGTTTACGTGCCTTTTAGGTACAACTAAATGTTATAATGATTGCAATTAAACAGGATGTTATATCTATGAGTGACTTTGTATGGCGAGTAGAGTGTATACACTTTTGGGATGGAGTAGAGTTCGGAGTGTTGATAAAAAATGATGCTGATGCTGAGCATAAAATTAAAAGATTTGTGCTATGGAATTTTTGCAATAATATTTATCGTGAAAACAACTATGATGATTTTTACACATTTTTGCAAACACAAGATGAAAAATCTAGACCACCACTACCTGAGAATGTAGAAAAAATACTAAGTATGAGTTTAGATTTAGATAGCTATAAAATAAATCAAGAAGTACAGCTATGCGAAAGAGACGAAAACAATATCTATTATTGGCTAACTAAAGCCAAAATATATTGAGATTTAAAATAGTCTAAGCAAGCAAGACAAATACAACCTCGCACATTGCGGGGTTTTTTTTATGCCCTAATTTTAGAAAACCCTGCCCTCATTGTGAGGGCTTTTTTTATTGGAGATTTACCCATGAGCAGCGGTTCACAACTTAGAACGCACTATGCGCCTCAAACGACAATTGAAACCACACCAGTATCAGGCTGGAAAACACTACCGGTTATTACTAACGGCTTAACAGTCAATACTACTTTGACAGACAGCGAGATTTTAGGCGCTGGACGAATGAAGACTAGCGGAATGGTGACCAGCGGTGAGATTGCCGGCGATATTTCAAGCGAGCTGATGTTTGGTACGTTTGACGATTTAATCGCAGCCGCTTTTTGGAGTGACTGGAAAACAAACGTATTGAGCGTTGGTTCAGATCGTAAATTCTTTGCAGTAGCTAAAGACTTTGAAGACATCAAGGCTTACTACTTGTTTAAAGGCGTTCACGTTAACACCTTTAGCCTTGAGATTGGCACTGACAGCCTTGTTAGCGTTAACTTTGGTTTGATGGGCTTAGGCTTTGAAACCAGCAAATCAGTATCACTAGCTAAAGCACCGACAGCGGCGGTAACAGGTGATAAAGCAAGCGGCCTATCAATCGGTGAGATTAAATCAGGCGGCGCACCTATCGGGGTTTGTGTCGAGTCGTTTAAATTTGAAATTGACAACCAAGCTGAAATTCAGAAGTGTCTGGGCCCTAACATGTACGGCGGTAACGTGCTTGCTATGCTTGCAAACATCACAGGCTCAATGACATTAGCGTTTAGCCCTAAAGCATACGACTTGCTAGAGCTACAGCGTACCGGTGCTACTACTTCGATTGAAATTCCGATTAACTTCCCAGGCGGCAAGTCTTACACAATCAATCTGCCAAAAGTACAGCTTAGCGGCGATATTCCATCACCATCACCAACTGACATTGTGACAGCTGAGGTTACGTTTACTGTGGTTGATGAGTCACCAACAATTACACGCGCAGGAGCATAGCAGCATGGCGATTACACTAGATGATTTAAAACCTAAGTCGTTAAAGTCGGCTACTCGCACGCTTGAGCATGACAGCGGCGTGACTCTTACCATCGAATATGACGGTGATAAAGGCTTTGAGCGTGCTTTTGCCCGTTTACATGAGATTGAGGCAGAGGAGAAGAAAGAGGACGTTACTAAGGCGCTATCTAAGGCCTACAACTCAGACGACCGCCTAACCTCTATCGAGCGTCAATTGTTTGTTATGGGTGAGTTCCTGGTTAAAGACTGGGACGGCGTTAATGATGCAGAGGGCGAGAAGGTCGAAGTTAACGGTGCTAACTTAATCAAGTTATGTGCTGCTATCAGTGAAGACCAAGACGAGCAGGTCGCTTTTATGACCAAGCTGTTTGAGCTAATCGGTGAGGCCATCAAAGAGTTCGGCGATTTAAACTCAGTGACTAAAAAAAAGCCCTCGAAATCTACGAGTATAGCCAAAAAGCCATAGAGCTGACACCGGCAAGGCTTGAAGTGTATAAGCGGTTCGGGTTAAAACCACCTGAGCCGCCTAAATATGATTATGACATTCAGATGATTATTGATGTGTTTTATATGGCATCAAGAGGGCGCAGATATGTTGAAGGACAGCCTTTACCACTTAGCGTGCGAGATATTACTGACGTGGTTGCCGTACACCCAATTCCGGTGCCTCGGTGCGTTTTAGACCCTGTTATCTTTGCGCTTGATGATAAAGAGCTTGAGATAAGCCGGAAGAAGTCAAAAGCAGTTGCCAAATAATACCCGTCTCGCTATTATGGAGAAAACTATAGGAGGCGGTGATGAGGAAGTTTATAACAGGGGTTTTATTCGCTTTTACGCTAGGCGTTGCAAGTCAGTCTATGGCTGTTAATAGCGATGTGAATTGTGACAACGTTAGAATAAACCTAGCAGCAGGAATTGATGACCATTTTAAAGTAAATGCTATATGGAAAACTAAAGGTGTTTTCCCAAGCCCATCTCAAACGATAGAGGTCGGCGATAGCTATGAAAATAATAACGACCCCAAATTTAAAATAAATTGCCCAGGCCTTACGGTTAAATACGATGGTGAGGTTCTGGAAATGAAGGCGCCAACTTATCAAGATGTTATCAAAGCATTCAGCGATGATCCAAGGTTTAACAATAAGATCGAGCTATTTCAATATAGCTGGTATAGGTATCCTGCAATTTACAAGGGCAGAGTAAGCCAACAATATAAGTTTGATTTGTCCACTTTGAGATTGCAGACTGGGTATAACCAGGCAAAAGAGGGGGTTGCAGTCAACTCTTTCGACTTCCCCAATAATCCGGTTATCGGCTACAAAGTTGATGGAAGTGAGTTAAGACCCTTGCTGTTTGATCACAAGGTAAGCAATTATAGCGCTGACTTTGACAACGCAAATATTATAGATATTTATCACAAAAACCCTAAAGCAGGTATTGAGGGCGAGGATATCCAAAGAATATATGTAGACAAAGCAAATGGCCTACTTAAGATATACCGGAATTTTAAGTTTCCAACTAAATAAAAGCTAAAGAAGATATAGAAAAACTTTCATAAGTAATTAGACCCACTCATTGAGTGGGTTTTTTTATGCCCGCAATTTGAGGAATTACTATGGCAAATCAAGAGTCACGCTTAGCTATTGTGATTGATAGCTCAAAAGCTGAAAGCAACCTAAAAAGCCTACGTCAAAGTTTAGCAGGCCTTTCAACGGACTCAAGCAAGGCAGTAGATGCGCTTGGTAAGTTTTCAGGTGGCTCAAATAGCTTTAGCTCGCTTATAACGGCTACTGAGAGTCTAAGCAAGGCTATGCAGCGCGCTACGATGAATAGCAGAGCCTTTTCAGATGCCTTACGCTCAGCTTTTAGCAACATAGCACCATCTACCGGCGCGGCTGAGAGTAGTCTAAGTCGTTTTGACAACTCGATTAAGCGGCTAGTAACAGGTCTTAATAGACTTGAGATACAAATGCGAGGACTGCAAACAGGGTTATCCACGTTTGCCGGTCAGCTTAATCCATTGATTGCAGGCATCAATCGACTAGGCACGTCTGCTGGCGGCACGGTTAATCATTTTAATAATATGAACCGCACTTTTAACAACACTACCAACAACACCAATAACCTAAACCGAAGCATCACTAACACCAGCAATATCACCAACAACCTAAACCGAACGATTAACAACACTACCAATAATTACAACCGTCTAGGCGACGTAATCAATCAAAATACTACTATTATCAACAACTACAACAATGCAGCAAGCAATACAGGCGGCATTTTAGGTGGACTTGTTGGTAAGTTGAGGGCGCTTGGCGGGGCATTTGGCTTAATGTCAATTATCCAAACCGCTGACTCAATGCAAACACTTGATAGTCAGGTGCGCCTTGTTACAAACAGTGTTGAGGAGTTTAATGCCGTTCAAGCTAGATTAAGAGAAATATCTAACAGCCAATATGCTGACATTGAGTCGCTAACTCAGCTATACACTCGCTCGCAGCGAGCATTATCGCAGTTAGGTAAATCTCAAAATGAGGTCTTACAGTTTACTGAAAACGTATCTATGGCTATGCGTGTGGGCGGTGTGTCAGCTCAAGAACAGGCAGCGGCACTACTTCAATTGAGTCAGGCCCTTGGCAGCGGGCGCCTTGCCGGGGATGAGTTTGCCAGTATTGCAGAGCAAGCGCCTATCCTATTAAGTTTGGTGTCAAAAGAGTTAGGCGTAACTCAAGGTGAGTTAAAAAAACTTGCTTCAGACGGGAAGATTACATCCGAAGTAATATTTAGAGCTTTATCCGGCGCAACGGAAGAATTAACAGAAATGGCCTCACAGATGCCTGTAACCATAGGTCAGGCGCTAACTGTGCTTAGCAGCAACTATAAAACGTTTGTAGGAGACTTTCTTAATAGGACAACAGGCTGGACGGGCGTCCTTGCAAGCGCCATCGGATTTGTGGCTCAAAAGTTTGACTCAATAGGGACTATCTTGCTAGGCGGCGCTGCTCTTTGGGGTGTTTATACCTTAGCTGTAAGCGGTGTTATACCGGCTGTTGCTGCATTGACGGCGGTCATGTTGGCAAACCCAGTATTTATGCTTGCCGCAGTATTGACAGCAAGTGTTATCGCTACCGAAGGTCTTGAGGGGGCTATTGATAGCTTGGCTGATGCTTTTGCTGTAATGGGGCTGCTTGCGTTAGAGGCCATAGGCTGGATTAAGTCTGGTATATCAGACCTATGGAAGGTTACTAATGACTATATCGGTGGCTTGATAGAAAACTCAGCAACAGGCGCGGAAGAAAGTTCAGGTGCTTTTTCATGGATGTTTGAGCGTACTGAGGGCGGCTTTGTAGGTATGCTTCAAGTGGCTGCTAATGTGTTCGATAGAATATCTATTGTTGCACTAGCCACCGCATTAACGATTGATAAAGGTATTCAAAATGCTGGTATAGCAGTTCAGAGAGTGGCTGCCGGTATGGGCAATGCTTTAGTAGGGGCGTTTAACTGGGCTGCTCAAAAGGTTACCGAAATCTTAAACTCAATCGGTGCAGAGATTAACGATAAGATTGAAGCACTTAATAAATTGCCCTTAGTGAACATCACATACCGCGCTAAGACCGATAGAAGGGCAATGCAGGCGCAAGGCTACCAGTCTCCTGATTATATCCCTAACACCTTTGCAGGTAACTATCAGCACGCATCTAACTACGTTGACCTTAATGGACTTAGAGGCAAAGTTGACGATGCTATTTATCGCAGAGAATATGCGCAGCTTAGAGAGGAGAACTCAAGAAGCACTGACAGCTTGAATGAAGTGGGAAATGCTGCTGCTAAGATGGCTGATGAACTCGATAAAGCGGGTAAAAAAGGTAAGGAAGGCACTAAAAAAATTGCTAAGGGCGCAAAAGACGCTAAAGAAAAAATGTCTGAGGCTCAGAAGGCGGCTGAGGCTCTTAACAAGTCTTATTTAAACGCTCAGCAGAGTTTACAGCGTACCTTTAACTTAATCGGGCATGACACTAATTTAGCGCAATGGGTTTACGATTTAGGCGACCCAATGCACGACTTATTTAATCTAGCTGAGGATAGTAAAGACGTATTAAAAGGTTTTGCCGCCAGTATCGACATTAGTGAGCTTAGTTACGATTTAGGCAAAAGCAATAAAGATTTAGAGCATCAGATCAAACTCTTAGACGCGAAGTCTGACCTTGAGCGCGAGCTGATGGATATCGAGAAGGAGACGGCCGACTTACTTGAAAAGTACGAAGTCTTTAAAAATATTCCAGGCTTTGCTCATGTTTACAAAGACGTGGAGGCTGAGGCGAAACTTAACGAGCAGTGGAAGAAAAACCTAGCCACAAAAGAGGCGACAGTTGCAATTAATAAAGAGCTGACAGACGCCGCCGATGACATGAATAAGCAAGTCGCTTTGATGGGCGATAATACTGCTCTAGCAAAATTCAACTACGACTTAAACGTGGCTAAGAAGTACGCTCTAGCAAGCGTCGAAGCTATCGAGAAGATGAGAAAAGCTGCCGAAGATTTTGATATCTCGACTGTTTCTAACAGTCTTATTGATACTGCTAAAGACCTTGAGAAAAGCGTATTTTTATTCGGGAATGATAGTCCGCTTGACTCATTTTTGTATGATTTACAGATGACAGACAAGTATGCAAAAGCTAGCGCTGAGTCAATCAGTAAGATGCTTATTGAGTTAGACAAAATGGAGCAGTTAAAAGCAGGTAAGGCTTTCAATGGATTGCTTGACGAGCTGTCAGGCGTTAGCAGTGATCCTGTTGCTAAAATCATGCAGGACTACGAGGACAAGTTGGAGGTCATACGCAGGTACGAGGACACTCATACGGCTCTACTTGAAGAAAGTCTTGAAGCTAGGTTGCAGGTTGAGCAAGCGTATAATGATGCCCGCCGCGACATGATACTTAGCTCGCACGAAATAATAGCAGGCAACTCAGCTAGTATGCTTAAAGGCATGTTAGGTGAGCAGTCGAAAGCCTACCGCTTGATGTTTGCTATCGAGAAAGGCTATGCAATCACTAAAGCGGCTTTAGCAATGAAGTCCGCGATAGCTGAGGCGATGAAGATGCCTTATCCGCAGAACATCGCGCAGATGGGTATTGCAGCGGCTCAGGGTGCGAAGATAGTTAGTGATATCCGAGCGATTGCCGCACCCATAGGTCAAGCACATGACGGCATTATGTCAGTGCCTAAATCGGGTACTTGGAACTTAGAGAAAGGCGAGCGAGTCTTACCGGCTCATACTGCAAAGGCTATGGATAAGAAGCTGGAGCAGTCGGGCAGTGGTGAAGTTAACATCACTATCAACGTGGACGCTCAAGGCAACTCAACGATGGACGCACAGAACGCTAATCAAATGAGCAGACAGTTAGCTAACACCATCAAAGCCGTAGTACAAGGCGAATTGCGACAAGAAAGACGACAAGGGGGGTTATTCAGTGGCACTTAAAGAGTTTACATGGTGCGTTAATGCAGGCGCATCGCAAACAATCGAGATGCGGACGAATACGACTCGTTTTGGTGACGGTTATGAGCAGCGTTCAAGTTTTGGCATTAACAATGCTCGTAAGGCGTGGTCATGCTCAAAGACCGGCTACAAGTCCGAGATTGACGCAATCAAGAAGTTTTTAGTCGAGCACAAAGGCTCGCTGCCCTTCTACATGACGTTCGATGGTGAGAAAGACAGCTACTTTACTGACGGTGAGATTGAGACGAGTCATCAATCAGGCGATGTTTGGAATATCAACTTTAAAGTCGTTCAATCCTTTCAACCTTAATAACTTACTACCTTTTAGCCACCCTAACCGGTGGCTTTTTTTATTGGAGCAAAGAAAATGGCGATACAGTTACCAAATCCAGGTCTAGGTGATGGTCAAACCGGTGATAACGAATTTGTGATGTGGACGAAGGTTAAGGATAACTTTAGCAATACAACTCATGCAGCGAGTAGGCTTGTGGGGGTAGAAGCAGGAAATGTACTACCTGCAGGCACAGGAGGTCTTGGTAGTTCAGGATTTTCAGATGTAAAGACCATCTCAAACGAGTTTGGGTATCTTGCGGGTATGCAAAACCTACCACACTTGCAACGTGTAAATATTCCCAACGCAGGTGCATGGGGTTACCCATCGGGCGTGCATTTTAAAATGAGTGACTCTGCGTCATTCGGGCTTTTTTACACACACTTCCCAACAAGCTCAGGAAACTCCTCAGTACGCTTAACTACTAAATTTGGAGAGACTACAAAAACTGGATATATCTTAGCGTCAGGTATTAATGCGTTCCCAGACAGTAACGGTTTTTGGAAAACATCAAGTCCAGTTGTAAAGGTCTATGCTAACGAGATTGACCCCAATGATGACGCAGAAAAGCAAGGCGTTACATTCACACGCAATGGCGTAGGCGATTATACATTACACAATACATTAGGACTTGCACAGAAAGGTTGGACTATTACTCTACCCGAAGATAACAACCGCAATCCATTGGTAGCTATTGAAACGGAAGAACTTGAAAACGGTGATCTAAACATTCGCACTTACAAGCGTATCTTTAGCATGGAAACATTTACATTTACTTGCGACTACGATAATCCGTTAGATATTCCAGAGGGTCGCTGTGTTGACGTGCGTTTACACGAGATTTTACCAGAGGTGACTGATGAGCCTATCGAGTGATTTTCAAAAACTCTCAGTCTCGGGTCTTGTTACTCTTTATGAGCTTGATGCAAGCAAATTAGGTCTAGGCGTACTCAGGTGGCACGGTCATCTGAGCTATGAGGACTGGGCTTATATTTACGAGTTTGCGAATAGAGTACAGTTTGCGGACAAGCTAAAAAAGGTAGCACCTCAAGGCGCTGAGGACATTGTAGTACCTGATATTATCTGGAACGGCAACGAGTACAAGCCCGTTGCTATTCAGTCTGATGGCCTAGAGATTAGGGGCGATGGTAAAGCATCGACTCCTAACCTTGTCATCACCTCAGACTTGAACGGCGTCAAGGGTATGACCCGCAGGTTATGCCGTCAATACAATGACTTTGCAGGGGCTAAGCTAACTGTCATTCGTACAAGCGCTAAGTATCTTGATGCGGCTAACTTCGCAGATGGAAACCCTACCGCTAACGTTAACGAGTACCGCAAGCAAGTGTGGTACATCGAGCATAAAATCAATGACGATGAAGAAAAAGTAACGTTTGAGCTTAGCAATCCGGTGGACTTTGAGGGTGCTCGCATTCCGGCGCGTGAGATTACTTCATTCTGCCACTGGGGTGTTACGGGCGGTTACAGAGGTGAAGAATGCGCCTACATGGGGACGGCTATGTTTGATGAAAACGGCAATCCTACCAACAATAAAGCACTCGATAAGTGCGGTTGCAGAATTACAGATTGCCAAGTTCGCAACAATGAGCATAGATTTGGGGCATTCCCTTCAAGTGCGTTAATTTAGGATAAACATGCTAAACGATGCTATCAAACAAGCGATACTTGAGCACGCGGCTCAGTGTTACCCAAAGGAAGCGTGTGGCTTAATCGTGGACGACGCTTACTTACCTTGCACCAACATTGCAGCGGACGATGAACAGTTTGAGATTGATCCAAGCGACTACATCAAGTGCAGCTTGTTAGGTGAGATTAAAGCTGTTGTGCATAGCCACCCTGATGGGGTCGTAGCGCCTAGTCAGCCTGATAAGGTGCAAATGAACCTACCGCTTGTGCTATCCAAAAAAGCAGGCCTTGAGCATCTAGCTAGTCAGTCTATACCATGGGTCATTACAAACGGCTCAGAGATTGCCATATTCGAGCCAGACGGCTATCAAGCGCCACTCTTAGGGCGTGAGTACCACCATGGGCTTTTAGACTGCTACACGCTATTTAAGGATTATTACGAGCGTGAGCTAGGCATCATGTTATCAGAGTACGAGCGTAAAGATGCCTGGTGGGAAGATAGCAATCACCCATCGCTTTATCTTGACAACTATCAACGTGAAGGCTTTGTTGAGGTCAGTAAAGACGAGCTACAAAAGCATGATGTTTTATTGGCTCGTGTAGGCCGTACAAACCATGTCAACCATGCGGCCATCTTCTTAGGTGATGGCAAGCTAACAAGCGAGGAAGCGCCACCAGTATTCGGGGATAGCATCATACTGCATCACCCTTACGGACGCGACTCAGTGCGTGAGATTTTTGGCCGGCAGTGGTATGATAGAACATCAATAGTTATCAGGCATAGGAGTCTGTTATGAGCCGAAAATGGGAATACGATATAGATAATGGCTATATATGTTTTACTGCATACGAGAATGCGGTGCATATCAATAATGAGTGGGAATACTCAGATTTAAGCCTAAGAAATAAAGACCTAGTAAAGATTAGAGATTTGCTAAACAGGCGTATAGCAGAAATAGAAGCTGAGCAAACTAAAGAATAAAACTAATCCCACCACCACAGCCCTTACAGAAATGTAGGGGCTTTTTTTATGGGCGTAAACAAATGCTAAAAACGATTGAGCTGCATGGCGCATTAGGCGAAAGATTTGGTCGATACTTCAAACTGCAAGTAGATACAGCAAGGGAAGCCGCTCATGCGATTGCTGAGCAGTTGCCTGAGTTTAAGAGATTTATGCTGACCGCCGAACAAGCAGGTATGAGATTTGCCATCTTTCTTGACGAGCAAACAAAAGAGCGAAACATCGGTGAAGATGACTTAGACAATATCACCGATGCTCAAACAATTCATATCGTACCTAGACTTATGGGTTCAGGCGGCAAGGCGTTTGGTTGGCTTCAAGTGGTGGCAGGTGCGGCTTTAGTGGGCTTTGGTGCTTTCACATTCGGGGCAACATCATCTATTGGCATGGGCATGATTGGCGCAGGTGTCGGTCTAATGTTAGGCGGTGCTACTAGCTTGCTAATGCCTACACCTAAGCTAGACGTGCAGGACGAGGACGGCAACAGGGCTAACTATGGCTTTGGTGGGGCAGTGACCACCACAGCGCAGGGTAACGCAGTGCCTATCTTATATGGCGAGCGCATGGTAGGCGGCTTATTAATTTCAGCCGGTATTTATACAGAGGACACGCAATGATGTATAACAGTATCAGTATTAAGGGTGCTAAAAAGAAGCCTAAACAAGCTAGAAAGCCGGTCATTGCTAAAGATAGTGCGTCATCAATCTCATTCTTTAAAGGTCATTACGGCACAACTGAGGGTGAGGCTTACGGCCTAGTTAACGGCGGTAAGTCAATCTTTCTTGAGGGTACACCGGTTCTTGATGATGACGGCAATCCAAACTTTGAGGGTGTGACGTGGGAAGAACGCAAGGGCACGCTTAATCAAGAATACATGCAGGGCTTTCCTGATGTGTCAAACGAGACTGGTATCGGTGTCGAGCTTAAAGGTGGTACGCCTTGGGTGCGCTCGATTACAAACACGCAGTTGTCAGCATTACGCCTAAGATTTAAGTGGGACAGACTCTCTAAAACTAATCCGGATAACGGCGATGTAACCGGCTATCGCATTGATTATGCTATTGATTTGCGTACCGATGGCGGCGCTTATCAAGAAGTTTTAAGCACTAAGATTGAAGATAAAACAAGTGCAGGCTATGAGCGCACGCATCGAATTGATTTGCCAAAATCTAAGACAGGTTGGTCAGTACGTGTTAGACGCATCACGCCAAACGCTAACAGCGAGTACATTGCGGACCGCATGTATGTTGATGCGTTAGCTGAGGTTATTGATGTAAAACTGGCTTATCCTTATACCGCAGGCATCGGCTTACAGTACAATGCTGAGACCTTTAACGGCGTTGCTAAAGTCGAGTTTTTAAAGCGTGGCCGTATCTTAAAAGTGCCAACAAACTACAATGCTGAAACACGTCAATACACTGGCATTTGGGACGGTACATTCAAAGAAGCTTACAGCAATAACCCTGCATGGGTTTACTACGACTTACTAACAAATAAACGTTATGGCTTAGGTCATCGTTTAGATGCGTCAATGATTGACAAATGGGGCATCTATAACCTTGCTCGCTACTGTGACGATATGGTTAGTGACGGTCAAGGCGGACTTGAGCCACGATTTACTTGTAACGTGTACTTGCAAAAACAGGCTACGGCTTATGAGGTATTGCAGCACATTGCCGGGATATTCTCAGCATTGTCATATTGGAATGGCGAAAAGATATTTCTTGATGCTGATGTTCCGCGTGACCCTGTTTTTACGTTTACTAATGCCAACGTTGTTGGCGGTGGGTTTAATTATAGCGGTACTCGTGATAGAGACCGTCACAACATCATTAAAGTCGCTTGGGATAATCCAGCTAACGGCTTTAAGACTGAGTACGAGTATGTAAGAGACGAGCGGTCAATTGCACTAAACGGCATTAAGCCACTTGATCTAGCCGCTTTTGGTTGTACGTCACAATCTCAAGCCCAGCGTTTGGGTTTACGTGCATTAAAGACTGAGCAGCTAGAGACACAGCAAGTCACGTTTAGCACAGGCTTAGCAGCGATTAACTGTAAAGTCGGTGATGTGATTGCTATCAGTGACGCAAGTTTAGCTGGTAAGTCAAACGGCGGTCTAATCTCTAATGTTGCCGGCAATGTCATCACAATCGACCGTGATGCAGTTATCAATATCGGCGATACACTGACAGTTAACACTGCTAAAGGCTTATCTGAACGCCGTAACGTGACAGCCGTAAGCGGCCGCAATATCACAGTAGCCGCAGCGTTTGATGGTGCTGAACGTGAACACGTCTGGTCTGTTGAGTCTAGCGACTTAAAGATGCAGCTATTCCGCGTCATGTCAGTCACTGAAAACGATGATGCGACTTACAGCGTTTTAGGCATTCAGCATGAGCCACAAAAGTTTAACGCCATTGACTTTGGTACAGACGTTAAGCTAACGAGCATTAGTATTGTTGACGACATCGCCATAACTCCGCCTGAGTCAGTAGTTATTAAATCACGTCACAGAGTCGAGCAAGGCCAAACTGTTGCTACTTTAATCATTGAGTGGTCACAGGTTAAAGAGGCTGTGGCGTATGAAGTAGAGTGGCGTAAAGATGACGGCTCATGGGTTAGAGTACCGCGTACAGGCACAAACTCGGTGGAGATTGATGGTGTTTACGCCGGTCAGTACTTAGCTAGAGTTCGCTCAGTCGGTGCGTTTGACTCAGTGTCTAATGCTACAACCTCAATGCTAACCGAGGTTAAAGGTAAGGTGGGCAAGCCACCTAAACTAGCTAACTTAAAAGCTACTGGCATCTTGTTTGGCATGGAGTTGTCATGGTCATTTGCTCAAGGCTCAAAAGATGCAGACTATGTAGAAATTGAGCAAGGCAGCGCGCCTGATACTAATGTGAGCTTGCTGGGTCAGTTTAGCTACCCTACTGACCGCCATGAGATAACTGGCTTACAAGGTGGGCTTACTCGCTCTTATCGTGCGCGTTTAGTTGACAAGCTAGGCTTTAAGTCGGACTGGACAGCGTGGGCTACTGCCACTGTTGATGATAGTGCTGACAAGGTACTTGACTTGATCGAAGGTCAGATTACAGAGTCGCATCTGTATCAGGAGCTTACGGACAAGATTAATCTTGTTGATAAGATTGAGCCAATCGACCAGCGCATAACTCAAGAGATTGAAGACCGTATTAAGGCTCTAGGTGAGATAAAAGACGGGTATGACCAGAAGTTTATCAGCGTTGATAACTCTATCTCGAATGCTCAGTCTAAAGCGGACAAGGCATCTGAGGACATCATAAGAGTTGAGGGTACAGTATCAACACTCAAAGAAAGCGTGGAGGGCAACACTGGCTTAATCGTTGAAGAAAAAGAAATCCGCGTCCAGCGTGATGCTGTAGTTACTCAAAAGCTTGATTATCTATCGTCTGAAATAGATATGGGTTACGCTGATAAGACTCAGTACGCTAACCAAAATCGCTCTATCCAATGGACTTTGGCAACCGCTATATCTGCTGAGAATTACACTCAAAACCAAAAGATTGAGAACTTGCAGTCTGAGTTTCAAGGCAGTACATCGCAGATACAAAAAGAGCTGTTGACGCTTGCTAGTAAAGACTTATCTATTGCGTCTGAGCAAACAAGATTGTCAGCTAAAGTAGGCGAGCATAGTGCTGACATACTTGACTTGAAACTGGCAGTAAAAGACCCTGAGACTGGTCTTGCTGCCAAGTACAGTCAACTTAGCACACAAATGGGCACTGTAACTCAACAAGTGGGTACGTTTGACAACAAGTTTGGCAATATCAGTGGTCAGATAACGACAATACAAAACACTGTAAACGGTCAAAAAAATGCAATTGAGGTTGTAGCAAGTCTGGGCGATGCTGACAAGCTAAAGTATGAGATTGCCAAAGCTCGATTAAACAAAGACAAGCCAATCTTGCAAGGCAAAGTTGCTGATTTAGACTCTTTAATAGCCAAGTACAAAGCACAGCGTACTGATGCACAAGCTAAGAAAGCTCAAGCTACTGATGCTGATGTTATTGCATCGTATGACGCACAGATAGCACTGCTAAACACTAGCATCACTGACGCAGAAACACAGCGAAGTGAAGTAGCGTCGCAAGTTACGCAGCTAGATCAAGAAATCAAAGAGCTTGCAAGTTTAAAGCTGACTGAGAGCAATATCAAAAAGCAATACTTTGTTAAGTTTGATAGCGGCAATCGGGCGGCAGGCTTTGGCATCATGGAAAACGCTGATGCTACGATTGATTTTGCAGTGCTTGCTGATAAGTTTTACATTGCTCCGCCATCTGGTACAGGTAAAGGCATTAGACCTTTTGCAGTCTATACTTCTCCGACTACCATCAACGGCGTGACAGTTCCGGCGGGGACTTACATGGATAACGCTTTTATCGCGAACGGCACACTTGATGCCGCTAAGATTAAAGACGCTACCATCACAACCGCTAAGATAGACAATGCTGCCATAACATCGGCTAAGATTGATGATTTAGCAGTGACTAGCGGTAAGATTGCTAACTTAGCGGTTGACACGTTGCAAATTGCGAATAATGCGGTGACTGTGCCTAGATATATATACATAGCAGATGAAAAAGTCTCAGACAGACCTGCTGAAATGACAGGACCGTATTATCCGATTGCGCAATTATCTCTAGGCAGCTTCACTTATGACGCTCAAGACTCGGCAGCCGTTAGCCTTTTTGTGTCAATAGACTATATTAAGGCAGGTAGACTCGCCGGCGGCGGAGGAAATTGGTGGGTAAAGGTACATCTGAAAAAGAATGGGTCGGTTATGCACACATGGACTAGAAGTGGAAAGGCAGGTGGAAACACTTATACTTATGAGGATTTTTGGCTTAACCTCCCTCCGTATATTGATGTCAACCCTAAAACAGGAGGTACTATCTCTTTAGAGATAGAGTGTTACTCATCATTACACTCTGACTCTGTGAACGTACCAGGTTACCCCACAATAACAGCTAGAGGAGTCACCTTTGGCATGGTTGGAGCTAAACGATGATTACGCTTTATGTGTATAACAAAGATAGCGGCCTTTTCTCATACCGAGACTCAGGACTTACAAACTTAGTAGTTGCTGATATTCCCGTTGGTTATGACTTTACGTTACAGCAACCACCGGATATGAGTACGCCACACAAATGGAACGGCTCAGAATGGGTCAAAGTCGAAACCAACTAACCACCTTCGGGTGGTTTTTTTATATCTAAATAAAGGGGGCGATATGCTCAAAAAGATTTTAAGCTGTGGCATTTGCATCAAAAAACAAATGCTGTGGCTGTTAGCTGCATTACTGTTACTGATGACAGCGGCGGTAGCTGGTACAGGTGAGCCGGTCGATAGCCCGACTCTTAACTATTACGGCATGGGCGTGCCATTTCTAAAGTCATGGCTGCCTATTTGGATTTTTGCCGCGGCCGGTGGTGCAGGGTCACTATTTTTTAAGATTAAGGCCATTGATGAGCATTTTCGCTTTTTGATGATTGCTAAGCCATTCTTAGGCCTATTCGGGGCTTTATCATTGTGTCTTGTCCTAGCGTCAGCCGTTGAGCCACAGCCACCAATTATGTCAGCTTATGCGTTTGTAGCTGCTTTATTGTCAGCACCGATTTTGCAAGCATTGTTAGCTGTTGCATCACTGCCACGAAATCAAGCTGAGCTGTTTAATACTATCAACCCGTTTAAATTCAAGGTTGTAGTAGATGACAAGGGAGGTCAAGATGACAAGTCTTAATTTTAATCTAAGCGCTGTTATGTGTATGTTGGCAGCGGCTTACGGGTTTTATATCTTAATCAAGCATCTGCATATTGCTAGGCGTGACATGCGAACGGTTGCTTGCGATGCTCTGCCGGTAATTCTAGGCACTTTGTCATGGTCAACCGCAGCACTGATATTCTTAGAAATGCCAGTGTCTTACAGTTCGCCGATTGAGCTTCAACGAGTATTGATGGTCATTACCTGGTGCTGGCTTATTAACAAGTACAGATGCAAAAAGGGGTGTAAGCGATGACACTAGCAACTATTAAGCGGTTGCAATCTCAAACAGGTACGATAGCAGACGGCTACTGGGGTGGTACATCGCAAAAGGCACTGATTATGTCAGGTAAGCGTTTGCGATATGCCAGCGGCTCGCTATCTAAATACTTTGGCAGACTTACGCAGTCACAGGTTAACGGCTTTGACGCGATACTTAAAGCCTGTAACGATTATGGCAGCGATGCAATTAATCCTACCTACGTGGCTTACATGCTTGCTACTGCATGGCATGAGACGGCTCGCACTATGAGACCCATTGAAGAATACGGCAAGGGTCGTGGTAGGCGATACGGTCAGCGCATTGATATTAATGGCAGTCGTTATAGTAGCTCATTGCCTATCTATTATGGGCGTGGGTATGTACAATTGACTTGGCTATCTAACTATGTCTTGATGCGCAAACTGCTGGGCGTTGATTTTGTGAATAAACCTGAGCTTGCACTTGATCCAAAGCACGCGGCGGACATTATGATTGTTGGTATGTTGGGCGGTCACTTTACTGGCTTATCGCTATCTAAGTGCATCAACTATGGCTTATACTTTGAATTTGTCAAAGCTCGTAAGATTATCAACGGCACGGATAAAGATAGATTGATTGCAGACTATGCTGTTAAGTTTTTAGATTGTTTAGAGATTTCCTAACCACCATAAATACTGTCATACAGCTCATCTGCTGTCGGATTGTAATAGACGTTTAGCAGTGTCTCTAATTTCTTATGCCCTGTAATCTTAGCTAATATCTCTACTGGCAGTCGTTTAGTATTAACTAGGCGGCTGATTGCTTCATGCCTGGTGTCTCTAAACTGCAAGTCTTTGACCTCGGCTTTTACCATTGCACGATAAAAGGCGGTATCTATTCCTTGAATATGAGCCTTGACCACCATGCCTTTATTATCTCTAACACTGTCTAATAGTTGACGCATCACAGGGCTTATAGGTACGTTTCTACTATCCCCGCTCTTGCTTGTTGGTAGATGCACATATTTATCATGCACATCGCGCCATCGCATATTCATTATCTCACCACGTCTCATGGCAGACTCTAAAGCCCACAAAAACACCCACCCTGACCATTGATACGTGTCTTGCGGCTCTTGTCCTAATTTAAAATTGCAGGCCTCTAAGATAGCATCTTGCTCTTTTAAGCTAATGCGCCTATGCCTTGACTTACCTTCTCTTGGTTTGTTGACGTCATGACAAGGGTTATGCGGGATAATAAATAGATCAGTGACGGCATAACTAAGCACACTAGATAAATAGCTAAAATCACGCTTGACTGTGGACGGCATTACTTTTCGCAATCGCAAATCTCGATACCTAGTTAATAGTTGGGGAGTCAGGTCAACGACCCTTACACCAGTTAACCAAGCATAGTCTCTATTGAGCATTCGCATCATTACATAGTCATGACTTGCACCTTTGGCATTGCGCCTAACTCTTTCATAGTGCATTGTCATTAATTCAGACAATGTTAGTGATGATTTAACTTCTTCCGGCGCATCAATCCCCGCCTTATTCTCTAGCAGTTTAGATGCCGCCCATTGCTCGCATTCTCTTACTGTGTCCCTGGTAGCAGAGTGTCGTTTGCCGTCAATCATTATCTCAATGCGATAGGCATCACCCCGCCTTCTTGGTTTGGGTAGTTTCATGGCGTAATCCTTGGCGTAATCTTGGCGTAAATAATTGCTTGAAGTACGCCATTTTTGCACAAATTGAGCAAAATAAACAATAGCAATAGGGCAGTATAAAAGGCTCAGACATTAAAAAACCCCCGCAAACATTGAGTTTCGGGGGTTTGTGTTTGGTAGGCGTAACTAGATTCGAACTAGCGACCTCTACCATGTCAAGGTGATAGATA